GTACTGGAGAAGGTCCACCAGACTTTTCTCCAAGTCAGTATATACATTCGGCTGAAAAACATGAGAGTTATATGGATCCGGATATAACGTTTGATAATCTATATAACCAGGGAGATAGAGAATAATGGCGTTATCAGGAAGCACAAACTTTGAACCTAATATAACTGAGTTTATTGAAGAAGCTTATGAAAGATGTGGTCTTGAATTAAGAACAGGTTATGATCTAAAAAGTGGTATTCGATCAGCCAATTTAATGTTAGCAGAATGGGCAAATAGAGGCCTCAATCAGTGGACTATAGAGCAAGCAACTCAAACGGTTACAGAAGGCACTAGCAGTTATTCACTTAATTCAAATATTATAGATGTTTTAGATGTTGTTCTACGTAGAACAGTCAATGATGTGCAAACAGATATAAGCATGAATAGAATTAGTAGATCAGAATATATCAACATCCCAAACAAAAATACTAAAGCAAGACCTTCACAATTTTTCTTAGATAAATTAAGCACACCATCTTTAAAAATATGGCCTGCACCTGAAAACTCTACAGATGTATTAGTATTTAATAAGCTTGTTAGAATGGATGATGCTGATGCGGCAACAAATACTATGGATATGCCATTTAGATTTTTCCCTTGTTTTGTAGCAGGATTAGCTTATTACATATCACAAAAAAGAGCACCACAACTTACTCCACAACTAAAATCTTTATATGAAGAAGAATTTAGGAGAGCGGCAGACCAAGATGAAGATAGGGCTTCATTTAAAGTAAGGCCAAGACTTAGAGTTCTTTGATGGCATACGCATCTGGAAAATTTGCAAAAGCTTTATGTGATAGATGCGGGTTTGAATATAAGTTATTAGATCTTAAAGAAGAATGGAACGGATTAAAAACTTGCAATAGTTGTTATGAGCCAAAACACCCACAACTAGAGCCATTAACGGCTACCGCTGATCCACAAGCGCTTTACAAACCTAGACCGAATAATGATCATGAAGTTGGCGAAGGTTTTGTTGTAGTGGTCAATAATGATATTACTAGATACAATACTATGAACCCAGCAACTTTGGGCACCAACTTTAGTGTAAGTGAAATGACAGGAGGCTTAGGGACGGTTACAATACAAATATCATGACATTAGCAGAGTTAAAAACATTAATACAAAACTATACAGAAAATACTGAAACTACATTTGTAAACAGTTTAGATGATTTTATTAAAAATGCAGAAAATAGAATATTTGATTTGGTGCAGTTTGATTATTTTAGAAAAAACGTAACTGGATCACTAACAACTGGTAATACGTATTTAACAACTCCAACAGATTATCAACTAAGTTTTTCATTAGCTGTTGTAGATGGCAACGGCGACTATCATTACTTAGACAAGAAACATCCATCTTTTATGCGTGAATACAGCGTAGACCCCACAGATTCAACCCTAAGGGGTCTACCAAAGTATTATGCTGATTTTGATAAAGAGCTCTCAACAGCGTCTAACAATGGATCTACTATTATTGTGAGTCCAGTGCCAGATGCTAATTACACAGTAGAGTTGCATTATCTTTACAAACCTAATTCACTGGTTACTGATACCACAGGTACCTGGCTATCTAATAATGCTAGGAATGCTTTGTTGTACGGTAGTTTAATTGAAGCTTATATATTTATGAAGGGGGAACAAGATCTTCTACAAGCTTATGAGCAAAGATTTGCTTCATCTGTTAATAGATTGAAAAACAGAGCAGAAGCAAGAGGTAGAAGAGATGAATACCGATATGACTCTTTGAGGACTTCGGTATCGTAAAACATTATGGAAAAAATCGAAAGCTTGAAAGGGGCGACTGTAGCCATAGTCGGTATGGGAAAAAGTTGGTTTGATTATAATCTAGCTAAATCACACGGTACACATTTTGATGAAGTCTGGGCAATTAATGCCGTAGGCAGCGTAATTTATCACGATAGGGTATTTATGATGGATCCTGCGTCTAGATTTTTAGAATCAGATGATGCCGGCGGGCAAACAGCCAGTATGGTGGAAATGTTACTAAATCACGAAGGCCCAATTTATACTTGCGAATTAGACGATAGATGTCCTGGATTAGTTGATTATCCTGTACGCGAAATTGTCAGAGACACTAACTGTCATTATCTTAACAATACAGTAGCTTACGCTATAGCTTTTGCATATTGGAATGAAGTAAAAAATATCAAAATGTTTGGTGTTGATTTTTCTTACAAAGGTAATTTACATTTTGCAGAGGCAGGAAGAGGTTGTGTAGAGTTTTGGTTATCAAAATGTATTGATGCAGGTATGCAAATAGAGGTTGCAGCATCATCAAGTTTATTAGATACGGACGTGCCTGCTCCACAAAAACTATACGGTTATCACAGGTTAGCCGATCCTTTAATTGTTTTTGAGGATGAATCTGGATTAAATGTAAAAAATATTAGTGAAGTAGAAATAACTAAAAAAGAACAAAAACCTGTTTTGGTTGATAGAAATGACTCGCATTTAAAACCTCCCGAGCCAAACAAGTGGTAGACGAAATAACCCCAGCAGGTCTACCTGGATTAGGTGTAATAGAGGCAAAAACAACAAGTTTTGGTGGTCATCCCCCTGAGTTCTGGGCTGAAAGACTTACAGAAAAGATAGTGAGTTACTCAGAAGATAAAGAACCACATATCAGAGAACAAGCAAGAGCTTATAAAGATGCTATATATCAGGTTTGTTTGATTTATATAAAAAATGCGTTAAAATCTTATAAAGCCTCTCTAATACAAGATTTAATCGGTGGTGGAGAGGAAGAATTAGCAAAAATTATTAGAGGTATTTAATATGGCTATAAGCTCTACTTTAACCACAAGTTTCAAAAAAGAACTACTTGAAGCTGTGCATAATTTTAAAAACTCTGGTGGTGATACCTTTAAATTAGCCTTATATACAAGTTCAGCTACTTTAGGTGCTACAACTACAGCTTTTGTCACTACAGGACAAGCTAGCGGCACAAACTACACATCAGGCGGTAATAACCTTACAAGAGTAGATCCAACATCTAGTGGCACTACTGGATTTACTGATTTTGCAGATTTAACTTTTGGAACTGCTACTATAACTGCAAGAGGTTGTATGATCTATAACTCTTCTGATAGTAATAAATCTGTTGCTACTATTGATTTTGGTGGTGACAAAACATCTACAGCTGGCGACTTTACAATAGTATTTCCAGCAGCAGCAGCAAGTACAGCGATTATTAGAATAGCTTAGCCTTATGGCTAATATAACTGGTTGGGGTCGAGGCACCTGGGGTGAAGGGCCTTGGAGTGAGCCTATACCAGTTACCCTTACAGGCGTAGCAGCTACAAGTGCGCTTGGTAGTGTTTCAGTTGTAGCAAAAGCAAACGTATCGCCATCTTCTCAAGTAGCAACATCTGCGTTAGGCACAGTTGCAGTTGACGCAGAGGCAAATGTATCAATTAGTGGTCTATCATCTACTTCAGCGCTTGGCACCATATCAACAATTGCAAAAGCTAATGTCATACCGTCTGGTCAAGTAGGCACAAGTGCATTAGGAACCATAAGTGTAAGCGGAAAGGCAAACGTTAGCGTTACAGGCTTAGCAGGAACTTCAGCTATTGGTGGAGTCGGTGTGAATGGTGATGCCGTAGCTAATGCTACTGGTGCAGTTGGATCGCTTGGCGGAGTTTTAGTTGACGTAGATGGTGAGGCTAATGTTGTAATCAATGGAGTAGCGGCTACAAGTGCAGTAGGATCAGTGACGACACATAATGCTGTTAAGTTTGGTATTAATGGAGTTGCTGTTACCGGGTCAGTGGGTAGTGTAACTATCGGATTAGGGGCCACGGTATTTCCTATAGGTCTTGAAGCAACTGGAAGCACCTTTGATGTTAACGTATGGGGTCTTGTAGACGAGTCGCAAACAAGAAGTTTCTCTGATGTAACAGATACACAAACCTCTAGTTTTAGTGCAATAAATCAAACACAAACACAAAATTATGCTAATATTGATGATGACCAAAGTTCATCCTTTGCTGAAATTAATGAAACACAAACCCCAGATTGGGAAGAGGTAGCT